TTAAAGAGACGACTAAAAATATAAGGAGTTGTAATAAATTGTGCTAAAAGTGCAAACTTACTTACAGTTCCTACTTGAGCAAAAAGCTTTACAAATTCACCATCAAATGTATAATCTTTAAGCCCACTATCAATTTCAGAAATTGTCTTTTCTGGAAAGCAATTATATAGCTCTTCATTGAAATCAATGGTGATGTCGCCATTGTTCACAAGACTTTTTAAATCTGAATATGTTAACGGAGTCATGATTTTCCTTAGAAGCTTACGTTATGATTCTACTATTTTAGTTATTGATGACTGTTTTTGCAAAATAATCATTGAATGGCAAGAAGATATGATCGGTAAGTTGAATAAATTCAAAACCTTCATCTTTAGTTGCCTTTGCTTTTAGTTCCTCTTTATATTCATCACGAGCTTGATAGTGAGCATTTGAACCTTTAATTTCGATGATAAGATTCAGTGATGGAATATAAAAATCTGGTAGATAGAATGATGCTACATCACCCTGTCGATAGTAAATAGTTGGTGCTGGAGCAAAGCATTGTGAATTGAATTTATAAACTACCTCAAGATACTTGAGAAAATCATATTCATAATCACCTGTAACACGAGTTACATCGCCATTATTCCATACATAGTCCTTCGAAATTGAACGACTATCTAACATTTTCTTTTGCTGCTCTGGATCATCTAGAATATGGTATTTACCATACTTAGCTAGCATCTTCTTCTTAAAGTCTTCACGATATTGAAGGCGCTCTTCTTCATTAGCAAAGCGTTCATAACGTTCAGTTACTTCATTCCAAGGCGTCGGTTTTCCAGAAAGCACAGACCTACCTTGTGTCTTTTTATATTTCAGATTGAAATAAAGACGTGAAGGTGACATATCGTCTGAAAGTAGGTTTGGATACTTTTCTTCAATATAAGCGTACATCTGTGCCTTAGTTGAAAACTTAGCCTTATCCAAGGGGAACACAAATTGTTTTGCCATGATTTTATATGAGAGTTGCAATATAGTATTATAAAGTTGTTAAACAGTTAATTAGTTTGTAACTTCTCTTCTTTTTGCAAAGGACTTATATCATGCTTAAAATCGCACTATCATTTTTACATAACCTAGTAGGTAATCTTAGGTATGTACTACTCTTACTAGTCATTGCATTTGCTGGATACTATATCCATTCTTATATCAAGACTAGTGAGAAAAACCAAATCATCAGTGAAAATAACATCGTTTTGAAGAATACAGTTACCTCGAATGCAAAAGCAGACAAAGCTAAAGCCGAGATTACTGTGGTTCAAAGTGATGCAGTCTCCGCTACTATCGCTACAGCTAGTGATATTAGAAAGAAGACTGACATAGTTAAGAAAGCTAATGAAGCTATTAGCACAAATCAAAAAGTATCAAATGATACTGTCAATGCAATTCAAGCATTATCAGATCAATTTGATGAAGATGTAGCTAATCTACCAGACCTAAAATAAGGAAAAGACCATGACACCAATTCCATCAGTAGCTACTTATATGCTAGCTGAAACTCTAATACTTCTAGTAATTTTTCAGCTAAAGCACCTTGTTGCTGACTATATTTTCCAAACTAAATACATGCTTGGAAAATTTAAAGATACTAGTTGGGTTCTTCCTTTATCAGCCCATGCATTGGTTCATGGATCAATCACATTTGCTATCATTGCAAGTTATATTGGAATTTTCAATGGAGTTCTAATTGGCTTGATTGATTTTATAATTCACTTTGTAATTGATCGTCTTAAAGTCATTGCAAGTCGTAAAGTTACTATTGATAAACCGAAATTTTGGATTGCTTTAGGAGTAGATCAAATGTGCCATCATTTGACTCACTATAGCTTCATATTCATTGTCATCTGTAATAAATACAATCACTTCTTGGTAAAATAATTATGAAAACACTTCTTAAGGTCACCATCGCATTAGCTGTTATTTATCTTCTTACTGGTTGTGGAATCTTCCAGTCAAAAGTACCTGCTCAAATAGTTGCTAAAGAAAAACTAACAGTAGTTCCACTAGATAAGAATCTTTTTAGTTGCCCAAAACCACAGCCTGTAAAGTCTAAGTTTACTAATCTGGCAAATAAAGAAGTTTACGAAAAGGAACTAGACGCCGCCTTCAATGAAGCCTATGCTGCACAAGTTCAATGTTATAAGTCAATGGTAAATATTCAAGTTACTTATGATAAGACTGCTGCAAAGATTCTTGAAGCAAATCAACCTGACACAGCAAAAAAGTAATTTATTATGCAGATTGCACAAGAAACGTTTAGTGTTGTCGAAGATATTGTCAACTTTATCTCGCTTCTTGTCTTTAAAGATGAGCAAGAAGCAGATAAGCAAGAGACTCAAGAATCTGCTGCTGCAGCGGCTACATATCTTTCAGCAGTATTGAAAACTGATGGTAATACTGAAGCTCAACGTGCTGTCATTATTAAGACATACGTTGAAAAGAATAAGTATTACAAATGGTTATGGCGTAAATATGGTGTACCTTACTACACTTCTCGTCTAGCTAAAGACTTAGATATTGTATATCAGCCCACTGCAGTATTTACATCTAAACCACTCCTACAGAATTACCGCTCTCTATATAAAGAGTGCTTAACGTATTTCTATTTTACTTCCTATTCCAAAGCATTGGAAGGGCAAGATAATTATCGTAATCTAGCACTATACATTATCAATCTTATGGCATTCATTAAGATGATTCATGTACAACTAGAAACTCCTTACGATATCGATTTGATGAATGAGAACCAACTAGATAAGTTCATGATGAACTTTGGTATCTCATATTTCCGTCGTTTCCCTATTTACTATAAGCAAAATCTTGCTCGTAGACTTAATACTCTAATTTCAGAGAAGGGTACTGACCGAGTCATTACTGATATCGTCAATGTCTTTGGATTCGATAACGTTGAGCTACATCGATACCATCTAGTACGTGATGTCACCGATCCAAAAAATAAGTTTAATAGTATCATTACTAAGCCTAAATTCATTAGTCATAATATTGCTCTACCTTCATTGGCAGTGGCTATTAAAACTAATCAGTACAAGGTATGGAATTATAATTCAGTAGTTGATGATGATCCTACATGGCAAGCTGATCCAAATGAAGTAGCTTCATACAATTTTGATCATATTCAAACTAAATACTTCTCAGTTGAATCCAACTTTGAACTATTTAAAAGTGCAATGGATACTACATATCTATTGAATGTCATTAAGGAAGTTCGTAGAGATTATTCAGCTAGAGATAAGATGACGATCTATCTCACTAATATCTCTAACCTTCCTATCAAAATTGAAGATTTGATTCTTACTTTACAAGTACTAAGCTTGATGTATCATGGTGTACAAGATGTAATCCAATATGATCTAGATAATATTGGTGACATTTATATGTACAATATTCATGACAGTTTAGTCGAAACTAAGAAATCATTCAATACTGATGATGCTTCAGTTCGTGAGACAGTAATGCTCACTGATATGGATAGTGTAAATAGTTTTGGTTTTACTGATACTAATGCTTTACATAAGCAAGGTAAAAAGGTCCGTTCATATTATGAAGATCTTTTAGAATCAACTACAAAGTATCCTAAATTTAAAGCTCTTGTAGATTTATACAAGTTTAAATTCATCCAAAAGTATAATAATAGTGTATTTAAACCATATGCTACTTATACTGACTATATCAGAGCCAATAATAAAGACCTTGGTACTTACCTTCAAGCTATCACTGATATTGTAAGTGACACTGATCGTAAAGATGAAATTGAACGCCAAATTGTATATCTAACAGATGCTGTTAAAAATGCATTAGGTGATAATACTCTTGTATTTGATAATGATGCTACTGACATTATGGCTTCATATATCCGTGAAGTAGTGGATGTATTCAAAGCATATACAGTAATGCTAAAAGATATGAAAGTATCTATTCTTGTCAAAGATAAGACTGTATATAAGCTTATTGATGATTACTATTTCCATGCACATATGGAATGGACTGACAGAATTCCTGATTTAAGTGATGCTATCAATCCTATGCATGGAAAAATGGATGCTTATAGAAAGAAAGGATTTATGTGGCGTGATTATGTACGAGTAAATGATTCTTTTACTATTAATCATGTAGATTACTCATAGCCAACAAACCTTTAGAATTTATAGCTTTCAATAACTATCTTGGATATATAATGATCGAATTTTTAGATGAACCAAGGATTATGCGTCTGGAAGATCAGATGCTAATGAAGGATATGGCTGGTAGTAAGCGCACCAAAAACTTCATTGTAGTTCGTTCACCACGTACAGGTGAAATTCTTTGGACTAGACACAATCTAGTAGTTAATGGTGGTCGTGAGTTTACACTCCGTAAGCTATTTAATATTCCTTATGCTGGTGAAACTGCAAGTCAACTTTGTAGTCGTAAGGTAGCATTCTTTGGTATTGGTTCAGGTGGCACTCCTGTAGCTGATCCATTTATGCCTATCGCTCCAACTCCAGCAGATTCAAAGCTAAATAATGAAGTAGCTTTCCGTTCAGCTACAACTACTGCTCCATTAACTGATACTGAATTAGGTCTATATAACGACCAACGTTCAGATGGTACTGGTGGCTTCTTATATTATAAGAAAGCCTTCACTGATATGGAGCTAGTACTAAATACTAATACTGATGAAGATTATGTCCATCTAACTCTTGATATTTCAGATTTAGATGCTCGTGGCGCACTTATTAGTGAACTTGGATTATTCACCGCAATGAATAATTCTACTACAAATACATGGTCCAATTATCAACTATTTACTCGTATTACCTTCCAAACTGAACCAATGTCAATTGACACTAGTAAAGGTTTGAATATCGATTACTACGTATATGCCTAAGTAAATATAGTATTCTCATGGATATATTATTTTCATGATAATGTAATTCATAGAGAATACTAATAAATATGCAAACCGTATTATTGCAATATTTATGGATATATTATCTAAATGCACTTATGATGTTAATAAGAGCCTGAAGTACCGTACTTAAGCTTAATGAATCACTAGAAAGCTTAAGATATATCCTATTATATTTACGATAAAGAAGCAAAGCTAATGCAATCACAAATCATTGATCTTAGCGAAGAACAGCAAGCACATACAGTTAACAGCCCGGAAGATGATCGCCGGGATGATGATTGGTGGCAAGCACTTCGTTAAAGATCTATTGATATATAAAAAAGATTCATTAGTGTAGTAGGATATAGTAGGGTCTCCAGAGTATTGGAGTTATTTGGTTTGCGAGGACCAAAGTAATAAAATGATTCCGATGCCACGGAGTCTCGTAGTTGCTGTATCTCTACGAAACTAAGATATTTGCCAACTGTAGTATATCCTTAGGGGTTTTATTGTAGTACCGAATCCTTCAATGGATTCAGGACCGGAAGTTTAGTAGTACTAATAAATATAAGTGCGCCTGGATAGTCATAGGCAACTAATGGGAAGACTAGCTACATCGTAATTGATACATCGTAGACTAGCAAAAATGCTTTAAAGTGCAGGGTATATAGGAGTGATCTGTAGAAGTCACCCATATATCAAAAATAGCATTGTGTGGTAGACGTGATCAAAATTTGGTCCTGAAGATCCTATATGGGTCTTCAGGATTAATTCTGTTTGCTTCATTTTTTTTTTTATAAGAGAAATTATGGCTGATACTGATATCGAAAATCAAGAGAATACGGATATCGCCACTGAAGAGCAACCTAAACCACCGAAAAGAATTGATCCAAAAGATCTTAATTCGGTATTTAGTTTGCTTGAATCCGATATTACAAAATCATTCTTGATGGAGATGTTTGCAGTAAATGGAGATGCTGATGATGCAATAGTACCTCCAAATACTCCTATCAAGATTGATCCAAAAGTAATTCCTGAAGGTAGTCCGATTACTCAGTTCAAGAATTACAAAGATTTGGTTGGTAAGGAAACTACCATCGGCCGGATCATAGTAAATTTATTCATTTTTGGTATTTATGTCCACTTTGCTAAAAAAGAAGGTGGCATTGCAGATTATCCACTATATCCATTAGTCAACTTTGTTGATGCAGCTTTTGATGCTAAGACAATGAAAAATGCTGACTCTAATATAGTTAAACTCTATATCAATAGTCAAATAGATCACCAAGTTCTAACTGATTATATTGATAGATTACAGTGGTTAGGTTATACATCTGCTATCTTTACTTTACCTAGTCTTGATCTTAAGACTATTGTACCTGATGAAGAAACTACAAGAGTCAAGAATAAGCTTATTGCAGATAACCGAGATGCTATTGAAAATAAAGACGTTCTTAAATTCACTGAAATTGAGAATAAGGTTCTTGATGTAGCATCAGAAGAGCTTACTAAAAAAGGTGCCACTGGTAAATTCATTTACGATAGTGGATATAATGGATCGTGGAGTTAATTGGCTCCACTAAAATCTCCTTAATTGCTGGAACCTCCGAAAGGACAATCAGCAGCGAAGCCTCTATTAGAGGAACGTTCAACGACTATGATGTACACTTCAAATGAAGTGGAAACGGGAGACACCTTATAGGTGAAGATATAGTCTAAACTCATATGAAAATATGAGATTCCATTTATATAGAAGTGGAATATGGAGAATAATATCCTCCATCAATAATTTGAATAATTACAAAGTTACATCAGTTTTCCGTGGAGTTGCTACGAAGACTGCAGATCCAAATGCTTTTGAAATTTGCTTATCTAATCTTACTGAAGGTGTATCTAAAGAAGATATTCCTGCCCATGCTGACTTAGCAGTTCAAGGTGCAGCAGGTCGTGCTATTGACACCCAAAAGGGTGGTTATCTAAATAAGATCTTTATTAATGCATTCTCTGGTGTAGTTGCAGATAAAGAAGGTTCTGATTGTGGATCAACTAGAACAATTGATGCCATTATCACTAACAAGAACTATGATAACTACAAGTTTAGGTATATCAAAGAGGGTAGTAAATTAGTTCGTCTAGACGATGATAATAAAGACAAATATCTTGGCAAAGTAAGCAAATTTAGAAGTCCGATGTTTTGTAAGACACAAAAAATTTGTAATCATTGCCTAGGTGATATGTTCTATGTGATGAAGATTGAAAATATTGGTATGCACATTGCCCGTATTTCAACTCGAATCATGCTATTGTCAATGAAGGCATTCCACAATATGGCTCTTAAACCTACAGAGTTTAATCTAAATGACTATGTAGAAGAAGCATCTGTTAAGATTAAGCCTAGTAAGCCTATTACAGATTCTATCCCTAAACAAGATAGATTTGAATTAACTTAAAAAAAAAAAATAACCCCTATACCCCCGTCAAGGAGGTATAGGGAATTATTTATTCTACACGATAACCTTGAAAGGTAATCTTAGTAGGTGCAATAAGATCTGCTTCAGTTAGAAGCTTTTTAATATTCGATTCAAGAATTGGTCCGTGACTAGAATCCTTTACACTGATAGTAAAGTTGATGCTTGCCTTAGTCAGTAAATCGACATTCATCACACTATTAAATAGTGTATGCATCATCTTAATGACATTAGGAATGATTCGTTCGTGACCTAATGCATATTCTCTAAAATGGATAGTTACCGATACTTTCCTATAAGTTTCTTTAGCTAGATGTAATGCAAAAGTACGAATTGCTTCCGCCTGACTATCTAATTCCATATTGATAGGAAGATCAAACATAAGAAACATACGGAAGTCTTCCATAGCATCTTCAATATGAATGATAACACTATCTTTTGTCATATTTGGCATGATACCCATTTTTATCCTTATACATATCCTACTATTGGATCACCATTAATAGAGCAGGTTTTAGTGAATCCATATAGTAACTGCATGAAGTTATTCCATCGCTGATATAGACTTTCAAAGTCTTTACCCAAGCAATTAATAGTTGATAATCTTATATTATGATTGAATGAAATTCCTTCTTTTATCTCTTGAACTAGTAACCATTCAAGATGCTGAATAATGCTCATTAGTGAATCGTCATCTTTATGATTCCATAATGTAATTTCAGTCCAAATATAAGCATTATCCAAATCATCTTTACCTAGCTTAGAAAGATCATCCAAATGAATAAATTTCTTATCCATACATTGTGCATAATCATCCCATAATGATATTTCGCAGACTATTTTATATTTATCATTATTCAAGATATCGTTTGAAGCCATGTCTAATTTTCTCGTCAATATATGGAAGAATGATCTTTACATCATCTTTCGCCGACGTAGAGATATTGAATGGATTGAAAGTACAAAGAGGACGATCTTCATAATTGATGTTATCTTTCAAGAAGCTAAATCCTGATACTAGATCATAAAGTCGGTCTGCTGGACTTGGTGTATTACCTTCTTTAATATCTAAGAAATGCTCTGTTTCTTTGTAAATATTCTTAGCGTATGACTCAGTAGCAATTTTGTCACAAGCTTCATTATATTGAATACCTGAATGACCTTTATACCATTGAAAGTCTAGCTTAGTAATGGTAAATTCTTCTTGAAGACGTCTACGAATAGCATAGAATGCCTTCCAGTAACCCATATTGGAGATAGGTTTACCGGTATTATTAGTCCATCCTTTCTTAGCCCAATTCCACATCCACTCATTGTTACCCTTGACAGTATACTCTGAATCAGAGAATCCTCGGATACGAAAGTGAGTCTCTTTTTTATTGTAGTCAGGAAATGTAAGCTTTAGATAATGGTAAATATAGAAAAGTGCCCATAAAGCAGAACCTGCTTCCATTTGCTGATTGGTAGTTTCATGTGATGTAATTTGACCAATATGCATTAGTTGCTTATCAAAATATGTCAAAATACCACCACCACCTGGTCCTTGTTTCTTATTGGCACCATCAGTGTGAAACTCAATCAAATGTACTGTTGCCATGATTTTCCTAAAAAATATTATTATTTATATGTAGATTCCTATACCTTCACTTGGAAGGTATAGGATTTCTATCAGAATAATGAAGTTGGTTCTACACCAATAATTAATGATTGACGTGCTTTAATTGCAGCAGCATCACCATACATAATACCAAACTGAGTTGGAATCTTAGTACGGATACCATTAATTACTAACTCAGGCATTGCGATATTTGGGAAAGTATCTATACCAACACGGCATTGAATAAATACTTTACTATTTGAAAAGTCACCTGTGGTAATCTTATAAAAATTCTCAAGGCACTTAACAAGTGTATTTAAGAATTTATTTTCATCACCATAATTGTAACTAAAGACCCAAGGTGTAACTGACATTGCATAAGGGTTGATCACATTCTTCATAAACTCAGCATCATAGTCTTTACTGACATCGATAACAAAGTTTTTATCTACACTTACTGCAGTTTTAATTGTTTCATTAGTACGAGTACTAATGATATCCTGTGGTTCTAAAAGCTTATATGAAAAGCTTACTGTACCATTTGTGCTCATGATTGCTCCTAGATATAATATTTATTTGTCTAGTGATTGATCACTTCACCCGGTCCTGGTTCTCTTATCTTATAAGTAAAACCAAAATTAAATTCTTGAGTAGGTTGATCACCTAATAAGGTCAACTCATCAAAGACCTTTTGACGAAATGCAGTCCAACTGTCCATATGAGTAGGAATTGCAAAACTAAGATTCAAAAGAGTTTGAGTATCTGGATTAATCCTTTTAATTTCTTCTTTAAAAGAAATCATTAGCATTACCATTTCAAGGGTATATTGCTTCAAGAAATAAGCTTGTGTGCTAATGCTAATATCAATCATCATACCATAGTATTGATCATATACTACATATGGCGGAGTTCGATGACCTTTTCTTAAACTAGTACAGCATAAGACCTTCTTAAAGATATCCCTTATTTGTTTCCTATCAAGAATAAAATTATCGACATTAGGAAAGCCAATGATTTCTTGACTATCAAGACCTTGATAGATCAAATGCATTTAGAACTCCAAGTATGGTACTGGTGTAGTACTACTTTGATTATAAGTAATAATAGCTAAATGAATACGAGCTTTTGGATGTTTGAAATCAAGACCCAATACATTATTAGTATCTTTTAAGAATCTAAAGATTTCATTTGATTTATCTTGAGCATACTGCCAAAGTAGATCTCTATCATCAAGCATAGTTGCTTGTACATATAGGTATAAATTAAAATGAATAACTTCTAAATTTTCAGAAAATACTGATTGAGGATATTCTTGACCTACATCATAGGCTATATTAAGTAATCTATGAAGAAAAGCTAGAAAATTAGTAGGTTCTTTATAGATATCCTCATAGAAAGTACCGATACGAATTGTACTCTCGGCATGAATTACGGTTTTCTTACCAATAACAGCTGGATCTTTTTCAGCAGCTACTAAGAATTCACTTTGAATTTTTCTTTTGACTTCTTTATATTCAACTTCATTTAAATTGAAGTCATTTGGATACAGTGCCTTTTCAGCATAATGATGTCGTGAACCAATAATCATTTAATACTTCTCCTTATTACATCATTAATATAATATATTTACAATCCGTCATTAAAAATTCTTTATAAATATATTATTTTAATGCTGTAAATAATATTTTAACTATTAAGGAAGGCTATACAAAGATGACTGTTACTGCAGTAGTCGCTGAGTTAGAAACACTAATCCGTGATATCAATATTAATACACGGTTCTTAAAATCCTTAGAAGTTACATTAGTTGATCCGCTTGCTGGAGATAGTCGTGTTAAGGCCATTAAGATCTCGTACACTCTTTCACCTTCTAAATTCTTTCTGCTTGAGAATCTTCAAGTCTTCTCCTTTATTATTGAATCAGAGTATTTCTCGCAAACGGACTATAGTAATATACTCAGAACATCAGAATTCCGTTGCGAATATCCAGGATCCAATTGCTTTGAAGACGACATCTGCAAAAGTCTATTCTTTGAAGCGATGAAAGTTTGTCGGAAAGTATATCAATTGTATGAAAGCGAATTGATTACTGACGATGAAAAAGAATAAATTGTAAAGTTAAAACCCCTATACCTTCTTTCGAGGGTATAGGGGAATAGTAAAATATCTATTTTTTTTTATACTTCTTCTTCTTCACCTGAACCATCATCCATACTTTCATCACCACCCATATCAGGTTGTGCATTAGCTGGATCATTAGTTTTGGTAATGGTTTCCTTTAATGATGCTTTAAGGAATGCTACCTTCTCAGTATCTACAAGTGCATTAAAGTCATCCCAATCAAAGTTGGTAATATATTTTTCTAGCATACCTTGTTTCAGTACACCAATAAATGCATCATGTTGATCATCAGGAATACCCTTAACCTTCAAATTCTGTGTCAATGAATCAAGCAATGCAGAAACGTTATTAATCATTTCTGTAAGATTGGTCATATTCAAGCTTGATGGTGATGGGAAAACGATACTGATATTATTCAGATCAAAATTAATGATATCTGCTGGATTATTCTTAGCTTCTTCACTTTGATCAGAACTATCACGTTCGTTTGATTTGTATTCTAGATCATATAGACGACGTAAAAGTTTAGTATATCCTTCACCTAAAATACCTTGTTCAGAAATAATGTCTCGAATAAATCGACTATTTTGCATTGAAAGAGTCTTTGCAAAATCAACATTCTCAACTTCTGTCAAATAGGATGAAGGAAGACCAATACCAGAAAAGATATTATTGCTTAACCAATTTAGAAAATCATCGTCAAGATTCTTAGCTGGCTGTGCATCAATATTTTCAAAAGTAACAGGCTTTTCACCATCTCTGGTGTAGTTTGTATGAATAGTTAATTCATAATACTTATATTTTCATATAAGATCAGACTATATCTTTACCCTATAAATAGAGTATTTTCTGTTTCCATTTCACTTGAAATGTACATTATAGTCGTTGAACGTTCCTCTTAAGAGGCTTCGCTGCTGATCACCTTCATCATTACATGTTAAGGACTTCCAGCAATTAAGAAAATTTAACCACGACAGATGGTTATTTACCAAAAATTTCACTTAAACGTTCTTCAATATTTTCAGTATAGATGATACGATGTAAAGTAATTCCATTATCTTTACAAAAATTGTCTTTTACTGAATCACGTTTAATACTTTCACTAAGATTATGGCCTGTAAATGCCTTAGATGTTTGAAAGTGCTGTTTACCATCGAATTCAATTAAGAAATATTCTGTATCCGATACATGTATTGCAAAATCAAAATAGAGTTTCCTATTTTTATCTGATTTACAATTATCAAAATAAACTTCAGTATCAAAAGAAATTCCATTATTTCTTAAAAATTCTTCAATAGTTTTAACTCCTTTAGATACTTTAGGCAATTTACTCATATTACACTGTGGGCAACGCCTATTATCTAAAAATTTTATTGGAGCTACACTATATTCATGGCCACATACATCGTGCCTAATTTTAATCTTAGTATCATTATTATAGTACTTCTCTAAAAAAGTATATTCAGAAGCATTTGGAAGCAATTTTACTTGTTCTTCAAATTGCTCAGGTGTTTTTGCTCTGAGCTTATGAAGTTTCTTATACTTACAAGTAAAGCATCCACCTTTATTCTGAAGAAGGTCATTTGGACGAGACTCAAATTCATTACCACAAATAGTATGTCTAAATAAAATCTTGACATTATTTTTGATATATGTACCTAAAGCTTCGTACTCTGTACCCCACTTTTCTTTTAAAGTGTTGCAAAAATCTTCATGTGAAATTTTCTTTGGCATAGCATGTAAAATAGTAATTAAACTTATTTACATGTTATTTTATCGTGGGAATGTAATAGTCGTTAAACTCACCTACTACATTCAAGATAGTCTGCATATCTAGATTATGTACACCGGTAATTTCCTTAGACTTTAAATCTCTAACTACTTGCTGAACTGAAGCAGAAGCATCATTATTAAGACCAATATCTACATATACTGCACGCTTATCTGCACCACGTAGTACATTCTGCATTAGAATAGTAACTAGTGTAGCAATATAAAGCTTTGCAAAGAATAGAATATTGTCAAAAATTGATTGACCACGATTGATATGAATAACTTCTTCAGGTTTTAAATAGACAATACGAATCTTTTCATTACCTGTAAGCTTCTTAATAGCTAGACCTGAATAGATTGCATACTTCAATGTCTCATTCTTACGAAGAAGCTTAATATTTGAGTCTCTGCTCATCTTATTTGCAAAGACATTAGCAATGAACATTAGACGTGCATCATCTACAGCATCAAGCTGTGGTGAACCATTTGGATTTTCAGCCTTAGCTTGATTACCCATACGGTTATTACCATCCATACTGATATCATTACGAGCCATTACCATATTTTGAAGAATGGAACCATTGCCGCCTGATTGTGTAGCTGCTGGCATAAAGGTTACATTGTCTTCTGAGTCTTGACTCTTATCTGAAGGAAGTACTGTACCATCTGGATCAATTTCAACGATATCAAGATGGATATAACCTAGTACATTACCATCAAATTCTAATGGCACAATATTGGCTGGATTGACACGCTTAAAGATAGGACGTTCACGACCACCTACAGGAATATCTTCAGGAGTTACCTTTCCATCTTGTGGAGCACCTTTATTCTGTTGAGCAACGTTATTTTGCATAACAGAAGTAGGATCAACTCCAAAGAAGTTCATATTTACATCTTCAGATAAAGATGAAATTTGACTATGTTCCGCAGCAAGATGGCTAGAATTACCAATAATAAAGTGCTCTTGTAGAAATGTATCTACGTTTTTAAGTGCATCTGGAACTTTACTACGATCAATACCAAATGCTTCTTGAACACCTTCAGATAACCACTTAGAATAGTCTGATTCAGTACGCTGTGATGCTTCTGTAGACCATTCACTACCTTCCATAAGACGTTTATCTTTGTCTGAAAGAATAGTAGTTAGTTTTTGATAAGTTCTTAATGGTTGCTCTCCAGCATGCTCAGAAAGCATCTTCTTGATCTGATCATTCATTGATAAAGCTAAGAAGAATAACTTACCATTCTTAAGAAATGCTGTTACATCTTCTTTTAGCTTCTTATTGATATTATGATCAACAAGAAGTTTCTCAATACGTTCACGAATTACTTTTTGATCTTCTTCAGCCACACCTTCAGCATTAATATGGATCGATAAAGAATCTTTCGTAAAATCATCTGGAGAAATAATTGTATTAGCAATTGTAGTAAGAGCTAGTCGCATCTTAGGAATGATCTTAATAATCATATTGTAGGTAGCAATTGCATCACCTACTTTACGACGATTAAGGTCAATCATACTAGAAAGCTGTTGCTTATTGCTTGTTAGTACTTCATTCTTAATAGCATCTAGTTCTTTTTTAAACTTCTTACCATTCATACGACGCTGTGCAGCACCACTCTTTTGAGCTAGAGTGATCATTGTATCAGTAACTTCAACGTTATTTGTTGGATTACCTGCACTAGCAAACTGACCTAGAATCTTTGTGATATTTAGGTCAATCTTTTGAGTAAGCTTCTTAGTTTTATCAGCTAGATCTAGATCATCATTATCCATCTCTAGCTGTTTTCTTTGAATCTTTTTTGTAGAATTGTCAAATCTATCTTGCAGCTTTCTACGTGCTGAAGGAGAAATTGGACTAGTAAAGATACTATTGTCCTGATCCTTATCTGCCATATCGATTCCTTTTTAGACTTTTACTTGAAGCGTATTTGTAACTAGTGCCAATACTTCGTTAAATAAACTTGTAAGCTGTGCAATAACACCCTGAAAAGTTACTAGAGTGTCTCCATAAGGACTAGTTAGAGCTAAACCATTGTTAGCTTTATACGTCAATGCTACTTTATTCTCAAAGAATAAGTATGTAAAGAGGTCAGTCAAATTGTATTTACTGATATTATCGGAATTGGTAGCAGTCACTACGTCATCAGCATATACCGCTAGTTCAGCATTATTGTAACCACGGCCTTTGATATTTAATTCAAAAATCCTTGAAGTTAAATAGTCATCCAATAGCTTTGAATAAGGTTGATAGTTAATAAGGCTATGGAAAAATACTAGATTATCTGAAAATGTAGATGAATTACCCGAATAATCTACAATGAATGAAGCTAATTGATCATTATTAAATGTAGCAAATGGTTCCATTAAATAGGCCCACACTGCTTTCAATACTGTAGCACTTCTTCCAGTAATACTAGGATCAATAGTCCAGCTAGGTAATAATGCTGATACATCTGTGACATTATGAGTAGCTAATAAAGAAGAAGTTACCTTTTGATAGAATTCTTCCTTAAATGATGTCTCATTATCATAAATACTACCATTGGCTAGACCATATTCAACATATGGCGCTGATACTGTCTTAAGAGGTACCAACTCATCATACATTGTAGTATTTAGCCAATCACTATAACCTGAGTAAAAACTCATTAATGGGGTTGGCTGACTATCTGTTCCAAGTAACCATTGTCTTGCATTGAAAGTCGTTGGTGTACCTGATGTGTCAGTAGAAGTATTGATCCTGTCATATAGATCAAGAAAATCCTGAATCGCTTGGTCATCTAAAATACTCATATTAGCTAGTTGACTCAAATTAATTTGTCTAAGATAAAGCATAGACATAATTCGTTTGAAATTATCAACGTTGGTTAATGAATATAACTTAGAAAACACTAGGAAGGTCTTTGGAGTTACAAACCGATCTAGATAACTTTGTAAGTCACTATTGGAAATGGTTGTCATGATGTGGTCGCAAATTGAGTTGCAGTCTGAGATTGGACGTTAGCTTGGAATAGCTGATAATTAGTAAAGAAGTTAATAAGTGCATTATATGTACTTACTTCAGTAGCAATTAGTTTCGAATCAAAGAATGCAGAACCATAAATCTTTGTAAATAATACATAGCGTAGAAATACTACCTTACGGAATGCATTGATAAAATCAGCTTCATTAGCAATTAAAGCCTGATTAAAAATAGACTGCCAAGAATAGTTTGGATCAGCCATCAACCTATTGATGGTAAAAGTACCATCTTTTGTTGTATCATTTGCATAATCCGTAGCCATTTCCTTAGTGAATGATGTTATATTATCAACATAATTCTCATAGATGACATCTAGAAAGGATTTACGGTAAATATAGCCATTAATAGTATCAAAGCCACCCTTGATAGGAATAGTACCTTCATTTGAATAGACAAAATAGCTATTATTAGTAGCTGTTGTCAATGCATTCATTAAAGGACTAATATCAAGATTGAAAGATGCCTTAATCTCAGAAATATTATTTTTGGCAGCAGCTAATAGTGTTTGAGCTACACTACCATTTACTAAAGCCATATAATTAGTACGTACAATATTGACATCATAGTACGAACCTGGAATGATATTCAATGTGTCAAAAATAATCTGTGTACAAAACCGAATTGCTGATACACTTCGACGAGTAATACGCAGTCCAGCATTAGCCATTTGATCTTTTTCAAATTGGATCCAAGTTGGAAATGCTTTAATTTTATTTCGGTAGTAAGTATATTTACTTACTAGAGTATTCTGTCCATTTTCTACAGAGGTAATGAGTAACTTCATTGACTCATTACTAATAGGCATTGTATATAGACTATTAATCTCTAATTGACCATATACTAGATAATACATGATAGTATTGAGAATACTAGTATCTATAGTATTAAGTGCTGCAATTACTCGTTTGATATCAGGATTTGTCATATCTAAAGTAGATAGATACGCATCTAAATCCGTTTTATTTACTAGAACTTGTGACATATAAATCCTTTAATATGACGAAATCGGCTTAGTCGATAGTAAATCAGAAAACACTAACTGGACTTGCTTTACATCATCCATAGACAGATTTGCTACATTCAACTCTTGAATGACTTCTTCATTCATGATTGGTAGAATTGAATTAATCTGATCTTGGGTAAGAGTCTGTCCAGTAAGCTTTGTAAAGTTCTCAGCAATGAGAGTTTGCATCGAAGAAATATCAGGCCTAAACATGACATTTTCTTTAATAACTTCTCCACCAAATAATCTAGCTGATAGATTATCTTTCATATTCTGAGCTAACTGTTCATCAGTAAGACCAATTCGTGCATCAGTATTCTTATCGCCAAATCGATTATACTGTGCATCATTAGGTAGTAGCTTTCTGGTATCTTCAATATCTAGAGTACCAGCTAGAATTTGTTGCATAAGCGGTTTATAGTCAGAAATATCTGACCTAAGTAACGCTGCATAGAGATCAATATTAGTCGAATCAATAGGCAAAGCGTCAAATTGTTCTTTAAGTAAACTGATACTAGGCATGTTTTATACTAATGCTTTAATTAATTTCTTGTT